CGTTTGTACTTACTGGTGCAAATGTCAGCGACAAGGACCCGAATGTGTTCAAGGTCCTTGCTAAACGTTTGTATGGCAAGCTGTTTGCTGACAAAGGCTATATTTCACAGAAGCTGTTTGACTTCCTCTTTGAGGATGGAATACAGCTGGTGACAGGGTTGCGCGTAAACATGAAAAACAAGCTGATGCCGTTCTATGACAGAATGATGCTGCGCAAGAGATACATTATCGAAACCATTAACGACATGCTGAAGAATACGGCACAGATTGTACATTCACGCCATAGATCTGTAAGCAACTTTATCATGAACCTTATTTCTGCCTTGGGAGCATATTGTTTCTTTGATAACAAGCCAAAGGCATTGCAAGGATACTGCATCGAAGACACGAAGCAACTTACATTGTTCTAAGGACAGAATAATCTCTTTCGATTCTTTATATACAGCCCATGTCTGATGGCATGGGAAGAGAACTCGCGTATCTGTCTTCACATGCAACTAATCGCTATTTTATCCCGAACTGGGGTAAGTTATTGGTTTTTAATTTATTTTTGATTGAAGGCTGTTGCTCGAGAGAGTAGCAGCCTTTTTTGTTTTCTTGCTGCAGAAGAGGTATCGCCCTGAAGGGTCGATGGATTGTCTTATTCGCTGTTCCGTACTTTTTTTGATTTGCATCCCTTCAGCCCGTCATGTGTCCCCATTCGAAATTTCCTGTGCAAAGTTAGCTAATGGCGATTCAAACTGCCGCATGAACCTGGACTAACAAAAGCCAAAAAAACTTCACGCTGCACTATTTTTTTACCTTTTGTTACTACAGAACCCAACGTCTGTTTGCCTCTGCCAACGCAGTGTGGAAGCACAGGAAAAATCGAAAGGGCACACCGGGCTTTGAACGGAATGCAATTTAAAAAAAATACTCCACAGCTGGAGTTGGGAAAAATCTCTGGACTCCCGAACATTACCAGAATACATTTAATCATTCAAAAATTTAAGACAATGAGACAAAGCTATTTTATCGAGTACGTACCAAATTCGTACATGAACCTTTGCACAGACAAAGCGCAGCAGAGAGCAAACAATCAGTTTGTTTATGATTTCAAGAACGGCAACCGAGCAGCCTCACGCATTTGTGGCAAGTTGCTGATGAAGTATCTTTCAAACAGATATGGCAATTTGTTGAGCGATTTCGTGGTGGTTTTTGCACCATGCAGCAGCCAAGCCAAATATAACAAGCGTTTCGGCTATGTTGCTGCAATGTTGAAGGCAATGAACGTCAAAACCGCAAATGAGCACATACATATTTTCGGGGAGCGCAAGCCTTTGCACAACGGAGGAAGCCATTTCGTGAATGAGGATGTTTTCAAAGTTTGTGTGGACGCTGACTTTTTCAAAGGCAAGAACGTCATTTTGTTCGACGACCTTTTGACAAGTGGCAAGACCATCGAGGAGTTTAAAGAGAAAATCGAAGCCGCAGGCGCTTACGTTGAGGAAGAAATCTTTTTAGGTCGCACAATACACCACGACCCAATCTCAATGCGTGGTTGCTTGCAAGAGATGGCAGAAGGATTTTACGATAGTGTAGCACGTTCAAAGAGATGTTTCCCACAAGGTGTTCAGATAAACAAGTCAAACAGAAAAATAGCATAAAGACAATGAGAAGTTACAACACAATGTTAGCAGACGAGAGACCCGAGTACAAGGCAATGAACTACGGCTTTGACAATCTCAGTAATACAGAACTATTATCCATGGTAATAAACAGAGGAGCGGGCACAGCTGAGAGTATGAGACAAGCACGCCAGCTGATGAACATGGTGGACAACTCGCTTTCTAAATTGGCAAGGCTGTCCATGTACGATTTGCAAGTGGTGCAAGGTGTGGGTGATTGCAAGGCGCTTGCCATACTCGCAGCGCTTGAACTTGCCAAGCGCAAGACGATGGAGAAGGGAAGCACACGCCCTGACATGGGCAGCAGTCTGGCAATATATAACTATCTGCAACCGATGATAGGCGATTTACAGGTGGAACAGGCGCACGTCATACTCATGAACCAAAACTTTAAAATGCTCAAGCACGTGAAACTCAGCGAGGGCGGTCTTACTGAAACAGCTGTAGACGTGAGGCTGATAATCAAAGAAGCCGTGCAATGTAATGCCACTATCGTGGCACTCGCACACAACCACCCAAGTGGCAACACCAAACCAAGCAGACAAGATGACGTGCTCACACTCAATGTGAAGAAGGCTTGCGAGGTCATGCGCCTCTTCTTTATGGACCATATCATTGTAACCGATGGAGCATACTACAGCTATCACGACAACGGCAAGTTGTAGATGGATAGGCAATTGCCACGTAAAAAACTCGTACATATTCCGCTATGGCGAGCCGTGGCAATTGCCAGCCAGCGTAGGGCGGTGTGGGGTAGCATTAAAGCTACGGGCACGCATTTTTGCACCAACTTTTGATAAAACGTTGTTTTTCAGTTGGTTGGCAAAAATGACCGTGGAAAATTTGTGCAAAACAGCACAAATTTCCAATCGGAATACTCCGATTGCCCCGCGAAAATGGCTGCTTATGACAATTTCCAAGTAAATTGCCACAAGAAACGAGCCATTTTCGCGGAAACCCCTCCATTGCATTTCGGGGTAAAAGAGGTATTCTGATTTCTTGACATCATCCGAGAATGATGTGGAAAAGAGGAAAAAACGCGTCGGATGGGGCTGAAATGTTAAAGTTTAGTTAATATAACAAAAAAGTTACCGAAACGTTTGGTAGTTTGTAACTTTATTGTTACCTTTGCATCGTCCAACAAGGACAAAGTGTTCTTTAAACATACTGAGTGATGAAGTACAATGAACTTTACAAGAAGTTGAGAAAGGCGGGATGTCTTCTGCTTCGTCATGGATGCCGACACGACATTTGGCAAAATCCAGCTAATGGACGATGCTCAGCCGTTCCCCGGCATGGAACTGAAGAGGTTCCGAAAGGAACTCTCAAATCTATCTATCAGAGACTTGGGCTTTAGCCCAGGTCTCTCTTCCATCAAAGTTTGGTGTGCGAGAAGAACACTTTTGATTAGATTTATACATTATTTTCATATAGTATGGCAAGAATAGTTACAGTAGTGGTGGAGTCGGGCAAGGGAGGCTTTAGCTGCTTTATGAGCAAGGATTCCGATGACCTCAATTTTGGCATCATTGGCGATGGTAAGACGGTGCAGGATGCCATGGACGACTTCTATGTTTGCAGGGACGAGGAGAAAAAGTTCTTTGAGGAGGAAGGCAGGGAATTCCCTGACTTGGAGTTTAGGTTCGTTTTTGATGTCGGAGCTTTCTTCAATTACTATCCACTCAGTATTTCTGCATTTGCCAAATATATTGGCATGAACGCTTCACTGCTCAGACAGTACGCCGCAGGCATTAAGGTGCCGCAGGCTAAGAGCTTGGAAAAAATAAGGCAAGGCATTGCCAAAATCAAAGGAGATATAGACACTGGTCTCTTGATAGATAAGCCAGTTCTACAGTATGTTTAAAGAATGGCAACCACAATTGGTTGTGTTTCATAAAATTAAATGAACTCTTAATCCCCTGGTGCGTGAGCATCGGGGGATTATCTTCAAATCAAAACTATATGATTATGATTGACAAGCAAAATGAAATAGCCGATTTTCTTCTGAGCCAGTTTGAGGATGGATGCGCCAGCAAGGATGATATGCTCGATGCCATATATGATAAATACAATAATGATATTGTGCCTCATAGTGTCTTGCAGAGCCTCAAAGACGAGGGATTGCTCTATGACTGGGGAGAGGCTTATTACAAACTGACCGAGAAGGGCGTAAAAGCCGCCAAGAGTGGGTATGCCAAGTACAAGAGACAGCAGAGCTTCTGGCAAACCGTGGAGAAAGCCAACAAGCTCACCACCCTCGCCAAGTTTCTCTATGGCACGGGCGGTTTCATCGCTGGATGGCTCGCCAAGGTCTTAGCAGATGCCCTTGGCATGTAGGATGCCCACCATCATCGCCAGGCATACCATGAGGAGGGCGATGAGTCCGAATGCGCTCCATAGCAGCTCATAGATGGTCTTCATGCCGTCTTCCATGTCTCGATGGTCGCTTGACAAGTCGAGCAAGCGGGCATCGAGTTCTTTTTTCGTGTAGCTTCTTTCTTCCATACCTTATTATATATTACTAAATACACCGCAAAGATAACAATTTTCCACAAAATATGAAAATTCTTCCATTTTTATTTGGCGGTTCCGTTTTTTCTCCTTATCTTTGCCAACGCTTACAAGATGATAGTAGTCTATCCGGCAGGGCGACCGTTTCGCCTATGGCTTCCAGCCGCAGGCTTTTTTTATGCCTCGGGAATTCATTTCCCTAACTGGAGAAAATTATTTTCCCAACTGGGGAAAAAGGAAAACTCTATATGGCGGCTGCATGAACCGTAAGATTTGATTTGTCCTTCCGGATAAGCCATCATCTTGTAAGCAACGGGGAATGCAGCCGCCACCCTTTTGTCCAATCGGCTGTTAATGCTTACAAGATGATGCAATATGCAGAATTCTATTTTGATCAATGATGCGATACAGGCCAAGCCTGCAGGCATCCCAGTGAACGAGGGGCTCAAGACCCTCAAGTGTGCAACCAAGCGCGAGCTCAAGCGACTCAGCAAGACCAAGAGCGAGACCTTCAGCATCCTCTGCGATGAGGAGGTGACCTACGGCGAGGTGGTCATAGCCATGATTGGCTGCGTGGCGCTCATGGCCATCGTGGCAGTCAGCGGATACTTTTTCGGAGGGGAGGTGATGTGATGAAAGCGAACAGCTACAACAACCTTCCGATGGATTTCGGTAACATGCTGGAGCAGTACCGCCAGTTCTATCCCGACGCCATCATGACGGAGATCACGAGTGCAGACGGTTTGGGTTTCGTCGACGAGGAAGTGTACGACGTGGTGATGAAGCTATGCAAGACCACCCACACCATGGCACTTTTCATCAAAGTGAGTGGCAACAAAATAACGGTCATCGGGTCTGCGGAGTTCCTGAAGAACACCGACAAGATGACGAAGAGAGGCTGCAAGGTCCGCTTCTGCGACCCACGCTTGCCGACCTATGAAGCCGAGGGTGTGGTGACGCGCGACGACGGCATACACTACGAAGGCGGTGCAGCCGTGTTCCACATCGAGAGCAAGCAACAGGGTCTCGTCGATACAGACATGACATACGTCCTGTTCTGGAGACCCATGGAGTAATAAGACATTCACAAACCATTTTAAACAAGAAAGACAATGAAAGACAATAATTCAAACAACATAGGGTTGCAGACCGACAACCCCATCACCGAGAAGTTTCATGAGCTTCTTGCTGCCAACACGAAAAAACTGAATGATCTTCGCTTAGAATACGCTCAGCGAATGGCCGACGCAAAGGATGAATATGATAAAGCCATAGATAGGATAATCGAAGATGAGTATCAGGAAAACGTTTCGCTTTATTTAGCAAAACAAGAGTTTGAGAGAGCCAAAAAGGAGTACGGACTCAATCTTAACAGTCTGCAAAAAGACCGCAGCAATGCAGGACGCAAATACGCTGCAGCCAAGGCTTCTGCCAAGAACTACTGGGCTACCGAGAACGAGAAAATCCAGATCGAGCGCCACAACATCTTCGAGCGCTTTAGAGATTCGCGTGATGTGTTTACGGATGATGAAGCAGTCAAAGGACTCCTGCACCCAGGCTGGTCAAAAGAAGACAAGAAAGGAGGCGACGATGGAGACAAGGAAGAATAAACAGCATGATATTTCTTCTCTCGACTCAAGACGCAGACGCATTCATCTGCGTCTTGTGGAGAGATACTGGGAGCTTGACCGTGATTTCGTTGACCTGTGGGGGCTCAAGGAGCGGGCTGTGATAGAGTTGAAGCTTTGCCGTCGCGACAGAGTGAGAGACACGCAGAGAGACATCGTGCAGCGCTTGGAGCGAGAGCTGGCCCACATCTCACGCCAGCGGGACAAATATGGCCGATGGGCATCATGCATCTATTACTGGATGATGATCCACGACCTTGCTGCGGAGAGAGTGGCGCTGCGTCATCAATGTGATGAGGCAGCAGAAGAGTTACAAACCATTAATTTCGTATAATTATGCCAAAGACAGATAATTCACAATCAAGAATAATGCTTGATGCTTATTTCAAATTCCGTTCATCACTCCCTGCCAAGGACGATGATGGGCGACCATACAAGAAGTCTTTCAAGACGACAGAGGAGATAGCCGCAGACCTGGCTACCATGGTAGTCATCGACTTCTCCGACATTGTCACCTATATGCGGCAGCATGAATATGTGGTCGCCACGCAGCCAGATGGCACGATAGCATGGGCTATCTGGGAAAAAATGGTGGACATTTGATGATTTTCTCATAATAATCGTTTATTTTTGATTTTTTTTGCTACTTTTGTGGCACTTAAAATCTTTGAATGATGAGCGGAGAGTGGCGCGTGAGCGTCGCTCTCCGTATTTTTATGTCCATACCCTCCATATTATCTTTGCATCAAAAAAGATAATATGACCATCAAATCAGCACCGTCGGGCACATGTTTCCTTTATAACATACGTGACCTCGACATCCTCACAACGATGAGCCGTGTGCTCGTCACTATCCAAATAGGCGATTCCACCGTCTATGATGAGTTTCTCTATCCTGCCGATGGAGAGATACAGCTGTCGGACCTCGCAGACATCTATCGGCCTTATGCCAGACAGCAACTCATCGTTGACTCTGTCATCACCGTCACGGAGCAGAAAGTCTCTACAGGTGTAGAGACCGACGAGGTGACGCAGAGCGACAAGAAGACTGTCAATCTCCGTGTCCTCTATGCCACCGTGGACATTCCAGATATCGACTGCCAGGAGTTCACGGACACGCATTTCCTCACCCTGCTGCAGGATGCCAAGACAACCTCACTTGGCAGACTGGAATATCTGCATTATCTCGGCACCGACACAGCCTCCGTCACGGCATACTTCACTGACGGCACCAAGCAGCTCTTCACAGCAGAGGTGGTGGGTGGCAATGCCAAATACACCACCATCGACGTCTCACCTTCCAAGTTCTCGGTCAGAGACAAGGTGCTGTCATACTTTGATGTCAAGGCAGGGGAGCGCCTTCAGACGTTCATCATCGACCAGGAACAGCCCGACTGCGCTCCGATACTCCTCTTCACCAACTCCTTCGGGTGCCAGGAACTCATCTACTGCACGGGCAAGCATGAGGTGGCTCCTGAATACACCCGTGACTCAGCAGTCATCGGAGGCAAGAACATCAACTACCGCATCACAGAGAAGCGCATCTTCAAGGCTGACACAGGACCGCTGACAACAGCCATGGCCAACTGGGCAGACGACCTCTTCCGTTCCGATGAGGTCTATATCGTCAATATCTACGGTGGAGAGGCTGCCGTCGGCAAGCAGGTTACCATTTCCGACTCCAAGAGCGACAATGACAACCTGCTCGAGACCATTCCTCGCTTCACCTTCAGCTATGCTTACTCGCAGCGCCAGCACAATGTCCTGGACATGCACCGTGCTGGCCGCATATTCGACAACACGTTTGACAACACATTCAACTGATGAAGAGAGCAGCTTTCCATATCAATGAGGTTCTGAAGATGATGGACAAGGCCAAGGACGACCATGCCACCATCAGGCTTCGGGCATGGACCACCGACGGAAGAACCGTCAATTATGACGGATGGCTCGTGTCGGGTGGCAGCTGGCGTGGAGGCTTCCACCGCCTCATGCATCCAGCCACAGGCGAGGTGCATACTCTGCCCGACGTTTTTATTTATGAATTTTTAGGTTTACCAGTATATCTATGAGCAAACAGAAATATTCCATGCAGCAGGTCGGAATGCTTGGTGACAGTGAGCGATATATGCTCATGCCGACCACTGCGGTTGGAGGTTCTACCACCAACCAGGCTGCCATCGAGCAGCAGTATGGCACAGACACCCATTTCCTCGGATCTGGCGAAGTGGGTGATGCCCACTATTCGCCTATCACCGTCAATGGGCGAGACTATGAGTATATCAACTATGGCGATGACAACAACATGCCTTATGAGCTGCAGCGACTCCTTCGCATGAATATGATTGCGCAACGGGCACAGGCATTCAACGTGCAGTGCTGTTATGGCCAGGGAGTACGTTTCGTTGACCGTACGACAGGCAAGGACACCGATGATGCTGAGATCCGTGCCTTCTGTCTGCGCAACAGCGTGCATGAGATATTCATGGAGCAGGCCACAGACATGAAGTTCTTCTTCTGGAACGTCACCGTCATCATCCTCTCACGTGACCACTCCAGGATACTGCAGATGCGGCACAAGGATGTGTCATACTGCCGTTTCGAGCGCCCAAACGAGAAGACTGGTCTCATCAATCACATCTTCTATGGCGACTTCCGCAAGGCGATGTCACCCATCAAGGCAGAGGCCATCCCGCTGCTTGACGTCAACGACCCGCTGGGCGACCTCTTGGCACGCATGGGCAAGGGACCAGACATCTACACAGGCGAGAAACATCCTGCACCGAAGCTCGGCCATGATTGCAAGTTCGCCATCGTGTCGCGCATTCCTACTCCTGGTTATCAGTATTATCCGATACCTTACTACGCCGCCATGTTCGATGATGCTTGGTACGACATCTATCGGCTCATCGGCATTGGCAAGCGCTACATGATCAAGAACACCTCTGCACCTCGCATTCAGATCGAGATACACAAGGACTACTGGATGAACCTCTGCAACGAGGAGGGTATCATCGAACCTCAGAAGCGCAAGCAGCGCATCAATGAGGAGAAGCAGTCCATCATCGACTTCGTGTGCGGCACGGAGAATGCAGGCAAGGCTCTCATCACAGGATATTACTTTGACCCTAACGGCAAGGAGCAGCGCATGGTGCGCATCATCAACCTCAATGAGAGTGGCAAGAAGGAGGGTGGCGACTGGGCTGATGATATGTCGGAGGCTTCCAATGCGCTCTGTTTCTCACTTGGCGTGCATCCCAACTTGGTGGGTGCAACACCGGGCAAGAGCCAGATGAACAACTCGGGTTCCGACAAGCGCGAGCTCTTCATCCTGAAGCAGTCGCTCGAGAAGCCTTGTCACGACATCATGGTCAAGCCATACCATGTCATCTTACATTACAACGGATGGAGCGAACGTGGCATCACCGTCGACGTGCCTATGATAGAGCTGACAACACTCGATAAGAATAAGGACATGCAACAATCATCAGTTAAAAATAACGGCAATAACAATGAAGATTGAAATCAACAAACAGGATTTTGACGATGCCATCTTGGTGGCAACGTCATCCAATCCAGAGGTCTTCAACTTGGTGAGACCTCATTTCTCGACTACATATAACCGCATCAAGCGTTTTTGTCTCGGTGATATAGGTGCTGAATTCTTCGATGAAAACGAGGATTTTCAGCCATTACTCAAGAGATGGGTCTGTCTTGAGACATTTATTACGGTGGTCCGCCACCTTGATCTTGTGCTCACTCCTACAGGTTTCGGTGTCGTGAGCAATGGTGAGGTCTCTCCAGCTTCGACCGTGAGAGTGGAAAATCTCATCGAGCAGGTGAAGCAGGCCAAGTTGGCATCTGAAGAAGAGGTTGTGTTCGTACTCGTTGAGAATACCGAGGGCTGGGGATTAACCATGCAGGCAAAGCTCTGCATCCCATGCCTTGTATGGGGGTACAATGACTACATGCAAGAAGCCTCACTCACCAAGCTCAACTCAGCAGACTGGGATACTGCCCGCAAGAACATACGACTTGCAGATGATATCCTGCGTCGTCGCTTCTCTAACGAGCAGATGGACGCGCTGCTCGATAAATACCGCAGAGGCGTGTCTTGGACAGAGCCGGAGCAGAAAGCGGTCTGTCTGATTCGCAAATATCTCGTTGACTACAGCAATCCGAGCTGCTTCAAGCCAAATGACATGAAGCAGACGCTTGACAGGATTCAGATGGTTCTTGACGGAGATGCAGAGACATTTGCACTCTATCAGCAATCAGCAGAGTATGAAAGCAATCATTTCAAGCCTTATGAAAACAAAAAATCAGCACCTGCCTTCCTATTCAATGCATGACGGGCAGATCAATCTTAACATCACAGCGCCAAAGTCATGGCGTGAGTTGTCTCAGGATGAGCTTCGCTATACGCTTTTCCTGCTGACCAGATTTCGGGATCCATTGACGGTCAAGACATACCTGTTCTGCCGACTGGCTGGCATAGAGATCATCAAGCATACCCGCACAGGATGGAAGTGTTCCGTTCTGTGCCGGGTGGATGGCAAGTCAAGACCAAAGCGCAAAGTGATTTATCTGGAGACAGAGATAGTCCTATCTTTACTCTCACAATTCGATTTTATCGATGGATTCGATAATTTTCAGCCTTTGCAGGCCATCTCTGGCTTAAAATCCGTCACTTCCATCCGCAAGATAACATTCCAGGATTACCTCTTCGCTGAGAAATATTATCAGCTGTACCTCATGCATAAGGAGGACAAGTTCCTTCAGCAGTTAGGATATCTTCTGTACAGGAATGAGGATGGCAAGCGTGATGACTCAGTGAATTTCACCGCAGAGGAGTTACTCGGAACTTTTTTATGGTACTCAGATTTCAAGCAAGTAGCTGCTGCCAATTTCCCTCACTTCTTCAAAAATACGAAGGAGGGCGAAGAACCGACCATGGAGGATATTACCATGGGCATACGTGCGCAGGTCAGAGCACTCACCGATGGAGACATCACCAAGCAGCAGGCTGTCTTTGAGACCGACTGCTGGGCAGCACTGACAGAGTTGGATGAAAAGGCGCGGGAGGCTGAGGAATACAATGAAAAAATGAAAAGCTTATGACAGAAAAACAGTTCGATGCTATCGGATATTTCAAACAGTTGACAGAGGAGAACAACACCTGCCGACTGCATAATTTTGTCGCGACGACATGCAGCGGACCAGATACCGTTCAGGGAGTACTGCAGCAGTTTCGCACAGCCTCCAACTTCGTGATGGTCTCTGATACCGTTGACTCCAATACCCACTCTGTGGGCGATGGCTTCTTCGACCGCAACGTGTTCACGGTCTGGATTCTCGCTTCATACAAGCGTGATGACATGGCAGACCGGGAGGAGAAACTGAATATCTGCAGATATATCTTCCGGCAGTTCCTCAGTCGTCTTCTGCATGACAAGGAGTATCAGAAGTTCGGTGACCAGCTGGAGTATCTCAATCTCAATCAGGTCTATTCAACAGAATTAGGGCGCTACTCGATGAACGGATGCACAGGCCTGTACTTCATGCTGACATCAGACGAGCCTACCGACTTACAATATGATGAGAGCTTATGGCAGAAGTAATAGACGAACTCCTCAAATACGAGAAAGGGTGGACGGACAACATGGGCACCTATTGGCGTGAGCGCATGGAGCGCTTGCGCACAATAGATACCGGTGCCCTCTATTCGTCCATCAAGGGCCACCTTGAGCAAGGCACAGTGACCACCATCGAGCATGCTTTCCTGCAATACGGCATCTATGTGGCTGCAGGAGTTGGCCCTGCACACGTCTGGAAAAAATGGACAGATGCGCAGGGTGGTGAGAAAATCATGCGTCAAAATGATGGAGATCTCGACTTCCTCAACAAGCAGTATCGAGCGGAGAGGGAGTTGGATAAACCCAAAAAAGTGGGTCCTGCCTGGGGCGGTCGAGTGGCAGGCGGTGTGCCGATTGGCCGAAGAGACTGGTTCTCGGCTAAATACTATGCCTCTGTCATGAAGCTCAACGAGCATGAAGCAAGCTTCTATGGAGATGCATACAATGGACTCATGGCTTCTGCATTGACAGAGATATTCAAGGGCATAGGCGCAGCTCGCAACCTTTGAGTCGTATTTTTAATGATTTCATGATTTCTTATCTTTGCATAAAAAAAATATGTCAGATCAGTTAAACAAGGATAAACTTCAGCAAGACTTTGAGCAGATTCGTGACGAGCGTCGCAAGTCTGCCAATACAGCCGAGCGCATAGGCAATGCGTTTTTGTCTTTGCTTCACTTCATTACAGAGGTGGAGGACAAACGATATCTTTCTCGAGAGCATGATGATACGGCAGGTGGTCTCATCACCTTTGCCAAGGGTCTTGTCTCCAAGGCTCTCGCCAAACTCGCCTCTCTCTTCGTTTCCGGCAATACGCAGCTGGGTGAGAATGGCACTCAGACAACATTCGGCAGTTACGCACCAGATGCTTCCGGTGCATCTATTTCCGTGTCTGAGAATGGCACGTCAACGGCAGAGTTTGATTTTCTCAACATCAGACGAGCAGCCTACTTCCGGGAGATTACCATCAAGGAGTTGAAACATGTCGGAGGCGAGATGGCGCTGACAGCAGCTGCCATGGTCTGCTCAAAGGTCGAGTGGCTCAATGCTCGCGGGCGTGTCATCACGGCAGGAACACCGACCTTCTATAAGTGTTATTTCGAGACCACAGACGGCAAGCGACATATATACCAGGAGTTCGTTGTCGGAGACCAGGCACGCTGTCAGCAGTTCCGCATCGAGTCTGGTTCTTCTTCATTCGCTTCAACAAAATACTATTGGCGTCTGGTAACGGCAGTGGGTGAAAATTACATCATTCTCTCCAACCAGGATGGCAAATATGATGGCGATGGTGAACCTGCAGTGGGTGACAATATCGTGCAGCTGGGCTTCCAAGGGGCTAACAACCCAATCCGCACATCAGCCATCGTTCTCTCAGCCACGGCAAGCGATGCGCCATCCACAAAATATTATCAGGGCATCACATCTCTCTCACTGCAGGATTGCGAAGTCAAGGATGAGGGGTTCGAGGGCGGTCAGTTCCACTCTCGCATCTACGGCACCTACTATGTGGGTGACCGCGAACAGTCCAACTATATCTCATACGACCCGGTGACCAAGACTGCAACCTTCAAGGGCGTGGCCATCTTCGAGCCGGGTACCACGCTGCCTGACGGAACGCCCATCGAGCAACTGCAGGATCTTGGCATCAAGAGTGGCAACCTGCTCCTCAATTCCGGATTCACGGGCGACTATACCTCACAGCAGTTCGACGATAAGTCCGAAATCAGCGATGATACCGCTATATTCAGTGATTCTGCTAAATTTTGGGAGACCCAAAATGCTGAATTCATCGAGACTGATGAAAGTGCTTCTGACCATGCTGTGACACTCAATGATGGTAGTCTTGCGCAGCAGCTCGCTGTTGACCTTGTTGCAGGTGATAAATACACTCTCTCATTCAAGGCTTGCGGATCATCGCTCCGCTTCACAGTCGGAGGTTACAGCGAGACCATACAGCTCACAGATGAACTGAAGAGATACTCGGTCATCTTCGTCTGCTCTGATACAGAAGACAAGCGTTTCCGCATCTTCGAGACATCAGCGACCTTGATGGAGGTCACTCTCAACCAGGGCAACCTTCCTGTTCAGTGGCAGACAGCCTTTGATGATCACGACAAGGCACAGGCAAGCTTTGAGGCTTTCAAATACCTCACCTCTGCCATCACAGAGGCTAAAACTACCGTCAATGGCGGTCTTGTCATGACGCAGGACATTCGTGTTGGCCAATACCGCAACGGCAAGATGGTCAAGGAGACAGGCGGCATGAGCGGATATGCTGCTACCAGGAACTCCCCATTCATTTGGGGTGGGGGAGATATGAGACAGGCATTCTACACCATCGGCAAGTATATCAATGATCCCGGATATATGGCTACCGATGAGGAGTTGAAGAACATGTGCAGCTTCGTGCTTACCCATGGCGGTCGTGCCATCCTCAATGATATCATCCTCCATGGATATATCTATGCCAAGGGAGGTGTCCTTCAGTCAGTCCGCTCACCAAACGGCAACTTCTCCATCGATGAGCAGGGCAACGTTGTATTGACGGGCAATGTAACTGCAACGTCTGGTTCTTTCGGAGGGTTCAAAATTACGGATAAGCAGATGCATTCTGAAGGGGATGGATATACTTTTGACATCTATAAAGATAGAATAGAATATTCAGATCTGAGGAACAAAAGAAAGTGGACTCTTAATTCCACAAAAGAAGATGGGCTGACGATGACAATGATGGATGAGAGTTCAGTCATGAGTTTTAAAGTGGGCCAATATGGTTACAGTAGTCAACGGAGTGTCGGAGTTGTAATCAAGGGTGACAAAAACCATGCCGTATATTCACAGAACTATTTTGGAATTTCTGTTGCCAAAAGTAGCTGTGGCTTTGAATTTGAAATCAGTGAAAATTTTGGTAATATGTGGCCAAGATCTCCTATACCTGATGCAGGTATGATATGTCAAGCTGAGAAATATCAAAAAAGACTGGTGTGGAAGATCGGAGGTTTACCAACAAGCGGAGACAATCTTGACGGAGGATCAGTCTATGTGGAGAATGGATACTTGAAGATAAAAACGATATAAATATGGAAGATCTTAACAAAGTCCCATCATCGGGCACAACTTTCGGCAATGTCGTGGAGTCCATCAACGCCAATTTCGGCTTGATACTCACCGCCATCACCGAACTGGAGCAGACCAACAAGCGCAAATACCTCTTTTCTAATGAGGCAGAGCTGAAGGCTACCTATCCTAATCCCGACAAAGGCGATTATGCTTTTGTCGGAGAGTTGGCCAATGCCATAGTCTATAAGTGTACAACTGCAGGAACCTGGACCAATACAGGCGAAAAGTGGAATGTTGGCGGCACCATCGATGTGACCGCATACGTTTCTCCTTCAGATCCGATTTCAGACCTTACGCAGCTTGTCGCTACCAAGGTGCGCATGCTGCAGAACAAGGGCGAGGTGTTCCTTCCGGCTACCTCCACCAAGGCGGTCATCGACCCCGACACCAAAAAGGTGCTCGCTGAAGAACTGACCGAAATGCGCTCCAAGGACGAAACCTTCGAGCAGCACGTTACCTCACAGGCTGGTACCAACAAGGCACTCGCAGACAATATCAGTGCGCTGGCCAAGAAGACGACAGAGCATTTCGATAAACTCGAGGGTGGCGGCATTACTGAAGATATGCTGAGTGATGGTCTGAAGGAGTCTATTCAGTCGTCAGCAAGCGGCAAGGGTGGCAATACTTTCAATGTGACTGATCAGGTGCCTCTTGAGTCTGGCTTCTATACTCTCGAGACAGCCATTGCTGCCGTACCGGAGAAAAACCGCTCCAAGGGTCTCTGCATCACATTCGAGGCATCACAGGGCAAGTGGCTGACCAAGCAGTTTATCGGCACAGATACCACATCGTGGGATTCCACCGCCTCATGGGAGGACTTCGGGGGAGCCGGAACCGTCAAGCAGGTGACAGTCAACGGAGAGAAGAAAACACCGGACTCTACAGGTAATGTCGACATTACCATACCAACAGTCGAGGTCGATGAGACGCTTGATCAGGAGAGCACCAACCCTGTAGAAAACAAGGCTATAGCAGCCAAACTGAATGAGATTGAAGGCAACACCCTTTCCTCCACAGATGTCGAGGTGAGTGATGATGGCTCGACCGTTCATGTCTCGCTAAAGAACAAAAACAACGGTGAAATCACCAGTTTTGACGTTCCTGCAGGTGGCGGTGGTGGTGGAGGTGAGACCTCTACCACCAAGATTGTCCTCTCTGCTGCTGTCAACAACAGCATTGTCAAGCGTGGTGGCAGCTCCATGCTGACTTACACATACGACCATCAGTACAGTTCTGGTGACGAGAAGGGGCAGTCAACAGGTCAGAAAGCAACCATCAAGGTGCAGATGAAGTTAGGCGCAACGACCATATATAGTGATACCATCGAGGATGTCAGCAGTGGCAGCTATCAGCTCGACCTGACCAAATATCTGCAGCTGGGCACAACTGACATCTACGTCATTGCCTCCACAACAGATCCTCTGACAGGCAAAAAGCAGACCAAGCAGGCATACACGTCCGTCAAGGCAGTCACGCTCTCGCTGGCATCATCATTCAATATTGCCGACTGCGTGGCACTCGGTGGATATACTGATGATGAGACGGTAAACATACCTTTTGCCGTAAGTGGTTCCGGCACCAAGGTTGTGACACTGTATGTCGATGGCATGCAGCGCAATGCGCAGACCGTCACCCGAAGCGGCACGACGAATAGCAGCTTCAATCTGGCGATGACTGGCTTGGAGAACGGCAGACATACTATTCAGATGGTGGCTGAGATGGAGGCAAGCCCAACGCTGACCCTGCGCTCTGACAGCATCTACTTCGATATACTGAGAGGTGCTGCCGAAGCACCCTATATCGGTGCCAAAATTACTTCTGCAGATGGCACCATCTTTACTGACGATCATCTCACGCCAACCATCAAGGCAGGGCAGTATGAGCAGATGTCATTTGAGTTCGTAGTCTATGACCCTGACACAACACCAGCTTCGATGTCTGTCTATCGAGACGATATCAGAACTCAGACGGTCAGCGTGCCACGCACTTTGCAGACATACACCAACCGCTATCTCGACCAGGGCACAATCAATATGCGCTTCGAGGCTGGCGCAACATCTTACAATTTCTTCGTTGAAGTGGAGAAAAGCAGCGTGGATATCGTTGAAATCACAGATGGCCTCCAGCTGAAACTCACCGCCTCTGGCCGTGCAAGCAGCGAGGCAGATCCTGCAGTGTGGCAATATGGTGATATTACCACCCAGTTCAGCGGCTTCGACTGGTCGTCTAATGGATGGACTGGCGATGCACTGAAGCTGACCAATGGCGCCAACATTGAGATTGGCTTCAAGCCATTCTCATCTGATGCGACAAGTACAGGTGCCACCTACGAGATGGAGCTGATGTGCAGCAACGTCACAGACCGTGACGGCATCATCCTTGACTGCATGGCTGATGGAGTCGGATTCCAGATGACTACGCAGGAGGCTAAGATCCGCACGACTGCAGGCACGGAAGTGAGCACCAAGTTTGCGGCAGACATGAACTACAAGATTGCTTTCGTTGTCAGCGGCAAGGGTGGCAACAGACTCCTGCAGCTCTATGTCAACGGCATCCTGTCAAGTGCCATCCGATATGCAGCGACTGATTCCATGATACAGCAGACACCTGCTGATATACGAGTGCTATCTGATGATGCTGATGTTGAATTGCGCAATCTGCGCATATATAACCGGGCACTCAACGATGATGAGGAGCTGTCCAACTACATCGTTGACCGAAAGACGAGCGATGAGATGGTTGTCCTCTTCCAGAAGAATGCTGTCATGAATGACGAAGGCACAGATGTGGATATCGAGAAACTAAGAGCACAGGGCAAGGGCGTGATGCGCATTGTCGGTGATATCGACCTGCTCAACCAGACCAACAACAAGAAGTTCGAGATTCCTGTTGATATCTACTTCTACTCGCCATACGGCAAGCAGTATGACTTCGTTCTCAAGCAGTGCGGTCTCCGCATTCAGGGTACGTCATCAACGACATACCCACGCAAGAACTACCGCATCTACCTGAGCCGTAGTGAGAAGTATGGCACGCAGCTCTTCATCAACGGTGTGCTGCAGGAGGACTTCCTCTATGCCTTCAAGCCGGGAGCAAGACCAGTTGACATATTCTGCATCAAGGCAGACTTCTGTGATTCATCGTCAACCCACAATACAGGTGCGGTGCGCATCGTCAATGACGTGTTCAAGCGCTGCGGATGGCTGACACCTCCACAGGCAGCCTATAAGGGTGAGTATGACGTGCGCATTGGTGTAGATGGCTTCCCTATCGACGTATTCTACGACCAGAATGGCGATGGCACGAATGCTTATCTCGGCAAGTACAACTTCAACAACGAGAAGTCCGGATCTGCTATTGTCTATGGATTCGAGGGCATCGAGGGCTTCAATGACGAGGCAACCTTGGCAGGTCAGCGCAACAAGTGCATCTGTCTGGAGTTCCTCAATAACTCAGAGCCTATCTGTCTCTTCAGCACGGCAGATCTCGCACGCTTCGATGCTGCGCTGGAATTCCGCTTCAAGCCTGATCAGACTTGGGATTCAGCCGATCCTGAGGATAAGGCAGCCGTGCAGAGACTGTGGCAGTGGATATACTCCTGCAAGGGCAATCCGACAAAGTTCCAGGCAGAATACCAGGAGTACTTCTTGAATGAAGCTCCATTCGCCTGGTACCTCTTCACAGATTACTTCATGGCGGTGGATAATCGTGCCAAGAACATGATGCTCGTCACATGGGATGGAGTGCACTGGATGTTCATACCTTATGATATGGATACCCTTTTCGGCCTGCGCAATGACTCATATCTCAAATATGGCTATACCATCACGCATGAGACGTTTGATGACAGCATCGGCAGCTATGCCTTCGCTGGCCACGATAGCATATTGTGGGAGCTTGTCAGAGCATGCCCGGACAAGTTGCGAGAGGTCGCAGAGACCATCCGCAGCAATATGTCACTCGAATATGTCCTGCAGGTGTTCAACGAGCAGGAGATGGGAAACTGGTGTGAGCGCATATATAATAAGGATGGCATCTTCAAATATGTCACTCCGCTCATCGAGGGCGTCAAGACCACGACGGGCACGATGACCTACGACTATCTCTATGCACTGCAGGGTAGCCGATATGCTCACCGTTGCTACACCATCCAGAACCGTTTCGCCCTGCTCGACAGTCAGTATGTCTGCGGAACCTACCGCAAGGACAGCTTTGGCTGCTACTTCGGCTACAAGTTCGGATCAGACAACCGAAAGATCAAGATAACCGCATCAGAGAGGTATTATTTCGGTTATGGCTATACCTCCGGCACTCCTCATCAGAGCGCAGTGCTCGCAGCCGACAAGGGCTCACAGGTGCAGCTGGTCCTCGACACAGACCTCATCGTCAATGACCCTCAGTATATCTATGGTGCATCACGCATCATGGGCCTTGACCTGACAGATGTCAGTCACGCTATACTGCAGACGCTCAACCTGAGCAACCTCACGGCACTGACCACACTCGATATCAGTTGCGCTGGCACGCAGACGACACTCAACAACCTGATAGTGGATGGCTGCAAGAACCTGCGATCTCTCAATATGGGCGGTCTGAAGAGCACGCAGCTCACGGGCATGGATCTCACCCACAACACCAAGTTGGAGACCTTCCAGGCATCAGACACGGCACTCACAGGTGTCACCTTTGCCAAGGGCTCACCGCTTGTCAAGGCGGTTCTGCCTTCAACATTGCAGACACTCGATCTGCAATATCTGCCGAAGCTGCAGGCTGCTAATCTGACACTGGAGGGAACAGACAGCATCACACGTCTCGTCATTGACAGTTGCCCCGGCATCGAGTGGACGGCACTCAGAGCCAAATGCCCTAACGTCAAATACCTCCGTGTGACAGGCATCAACGAGGAGGGTGACGGATCACTCCTGCGTCAATACATGGAGATGGGCGGTGTCGATGAGACTGGCGGCAATGTGGATACCTGCCGCCTCGTGGGCTCCTACCAGCTCACGTCCTACATCGATGACGAGGATTTCGCCAGATACCAGGCGCACTATCCTGAGCTCAACATCATGCAGCCACCATACACCGTGATAGAGTTCGATGACTCCGTGCCTGACGACGCGCACGTCAGCAACCTCGACAACGAGACCGGATACAAGTATGGCAACGCATACCAGCCATCGGGTCACATCAAGGCATATCTCGCCAAGCGTCATCGTGTCCTCGCCAAGGTCACCAGGAAGGCCACGCAGGTCAACGTCAAGATGGCTGGTATAGACACCGTGATGAACAAGCCCGACGGTGAGATGACATACTATCCGCTCCACGATGAGAACTCCAACTACTATGCGGATGCCAAGCAGTTGCGTGACTGCTCTGCCGCCAAGCTCGACAGCACCGAGGGTGACATCATGATGCTGGAGCCGCACCATTTCTTCAAGGGCATCAACGACTATCTCAACCGCAAGCACTATTACTGCTTCAGCACCAATGCCACGACACCGAGCGTGTCAAGGGACACCGTGCAGATGTCCATCGACGACATCAAGCTCACCAAGGGCGGCTGGCGTGACGGCTTCAAGCTCATCGCCAACAAGCCGACCCTCAGCGAGTCCTATGCGGCGGATGCCAATTATGCGGTCATCAAGTTTGACGTAGCAGGCTACAAGAGGGTGCGCTTCCCTGCAGCCCCTGGCTCCAACATGCTCTGCTCCATCTTCCTCGCCGAGGACGGCAGCATCATCGGCAACGTGCTCGTGCCGACCATCAACCTCACCTTCGAGAAGGGGCAGTACATCATCACCGACATACCGGATGGAGCCGTCAGTCTCTGTGCTACCACGTGGTCGAAGACGCCGGGCGACAAGGTGGTGCTCAGCAACTCCGACAAGATAGAGGACATGGAGCCTGACTGGGTCGAGGTGGACGAATACCTCTGCGCCGCCGTCAAGAGCACGGTCGTGGGCGACAAGCTCCGTGCCTGCGTCACGGGAGGCTCCTCCACAGCCAACATGCCGTGGAGCGACTTCCATTATTATTCCGCACTGAGGGGCATGCAGCAGATAGACTTCGGCATGCACAGCGAGATCGCCAATCTCTTCTACATGAAGTATGGCCGTCTCAACAGCCAGGAGCAGTGCGGCGCAGGCTCGCACTCCAATGTGCGAACCACTGGAGAGACCATGAGCCGTGGCATGACCGACACCGTTGGCTATGTCGCCGCCAAGGCCATCAACGCATCCGTCACCAACAGCATGGTCGATGGTGGTGTCCATGAGTACGCCTGGTATGTGGATGGTGATGAGGAGAGCGGCAACGCCACGGTCAAGCAGGTCAACTGCACTTGCTGCCTCGGTTATGAGGATATCTATGGTCATAAGTCGGAGTGCGTGGACAATTGCGACATGCCTAACGACAGCGCACACCAGTATATGCTGCGCATCTTCTCTGACGAGAACACCTACAGGTACATCAAGATCTCTGGCTACAGTAGCATCTGGGTGACCGCTGTCTATCACGGCAGGTTTGGTGATGTCATCGCCACAGGTTCGGGCGGTGGCTCCGCTACGACCTATTACGGCGACTATCACTGGATACAAGGCAGTGCCAACCGTGTGCTGTATCGGGGCTACTACATTGCGTATCCGTATGGCGGTGTTTCGTTCACGTATGCGTATTACGTCGCATCGAATTCGTATGCGTACCTCGGGTCGCGTCTGGCCTTCCGCGGCAAGATCGTCAAAGCGTCGAGCGTAGCGAGATACAAGGCGACAGTCGAGGTGGCGTAAAAGCGTAAAGCGATGAAATCGAAATCGACCTGCCGATGGCGAGTATGTACAAATACCGCCTTTGGCGGTCGATTTTTTTTGTTTTTCGCATATATTTGGAAAAAATAAACTATCTTTGCAGCATCAAGGCAGAGTCTCCCAAGACCGTGTGCTGTATCGGGGCAACAACAATGCGAATCCGAATGGCGGTGTTTCGTACACGAATGCGAATAACGACGCATCGAATTCGAATGCGAACCTCGGGTCGCGTCTGGACTACTGTTTCATCGGTTCTACGGTACCGCCGACGTGTCGGCATCGCAGTGACCGAGGGAGATGCGCCGCACTCATGGAGTGAAAAATCAAGGAGTGGGTAGAGTTTGGTAGGTCCCATCGGACTCGAAGAAGTCAGACCCCATCAAGGAAGGCTATGAAGAGAGACGGCAACATCATACCAGAGATCATTGACTACGGCAATATGTCCGAGTCGTTCGACCAGGTCCTACGTGGCACAGTCCGCAAGACGTGCCGTGAGGGGCGTGAGCTGCTGGCTCGACGTGAGGAGGTCATAGCAAACCTCCAGCGTGAGATAGCCGATGGCTTGTTCAAGGTCACAGAGTACCGGGAGCGAGAGATCTATGAGTACGGCAAGCACCGCATCCTGCAGATCGTCCCCATGGAGAGGCGCATCGGGTGCCACGCCATCATGCGTGTCGTTGACAGGCACTTGCACAGACGCTTCATACGCACCACGGGCGCAAGCATTGTGGGCAGGGGCACGCACGACTTGATGAGCCAAGTCCGTGAAGCCCTCCACGACAATCCGCATCTGAGATACGCCTATCAGTTCGACATCGTCCACTTCTACGACAACGTGGACCACCAGCTTGCCAAGGACGCATACGCACACGTCTTCAAGGACAAGACCTTGCTCCACATTCTGGGCAACCTCATAGAGCTGCTGCCCCAGGGCATCAGCTTCGGACTTCGCCCATCGCAAGCTACCGGCAACTTGATATTGTCCATACACCTCGACCATCCTCTGAAGGACGGCATGGGCGTGAGGCATTTCTTCCGATATTGTGACGATGGATTGGTGCTCGCCGAGACCAAGGCAGAGCTTTGGGTCATCCGTGATGCCATCCACGAGATGCTGGAGGCTATCGGTTTAGAGATTAAGCCAAACGAGAGAGTTTTCCCAGTATCCGAAGGTATTGACTTTGTCGGATATAAGATATATCCAGATCATGTTCTTCTTCGCAAGCGTATTAAGAAGAAATTCGCTGCGAAAATCAAGAAAATCAAATCGCGCAAACGTCGTCATGAGCTCATTGCCTCGTTCTATGGCATGACGAAACATGCCGACTGCGCTAATCTCAATAATAAACTTATAGGTGTTGAAACAATGAAATCATTCAAAGATTTGAAAGTGACTTATCAGCCTGCCAACGGGCAGAAGTATTTCCCCGGTGATACAATCTCTATAAGAGATCTCGTCAATCTGGAAATCGTCGTGCACGATTTCCAACTCGGTGTCAAGACACGAGAAGGCGAAGATCGATGTGTCGTGTCAATAGAGATGGGGGGGCAAATGAAAAAGTTTATAACTAACTCAGACGAAATGAAAAATATTCTCAGCCAAATTGGGGAGATGGAAGACGGATTCCCATTCGAGACGACCATCAAGGCGCAGTCTTTTGGCAATGGTAAGACAAAATATGTGTTCACTTAATGGAAAAAATCAATGGTAGCCCTGACGTGAAGCTCTTGGAATGCACTAATCCAGTCAGAGGCTATTGGCGCATCAGATTCGATGTGCAGACTAAGGATGACGGATCTGCTGACTACTACGAGCATCGGTTCTATGCAAAACCAACACTCGAGGTTATTAAATCAGTCATCACAGAGTTTATCAATGAGCAGACGAATGCAACCATTCTGTCCGGTCTCAAATACGAAAATCAGCTGGTGTGGCTATCTGCAGAGAACCAGGCCAACTACAAGGCTGCTTATGATCTTGCAGTGCAGACGCAGGGAGAAAGTCTCCCATACAAGGTCAAACTTGGTTCTGAGGATGCTCCTGTCTATCGAGAGTTCACATCTCTTCAGGACTTCAAGTCGTTCTATCTCTCTGTGCAGAAGCACATCAATGACACCATCAATGATGGTTGGAAACGAAAAGACGCCATTGATTGGAGCAGATATCAATAGCTTTAGCGAAAAATTATAACCATATCTTGACGGCTTAATCGGTTTTATACTGGTTAAGCCGTATTTTTATGTCCTCATGTTTCATATTATCTTTGCAAATAAAAAAAGATAATATTATGCAGCAGCAAACTAAAGAAAAAATTCAATATGGCAGCGCCATGGTAGTTCTGGCATTTGCCATTGCACTGGTCTATATCAGCTACTTCGTCTCAAAGGATGTGACTGATAACGTCCTCTGGTATTTTGGTCAGAGCCTTATGTATGTGGCATCCATTTTTGGCGTATCAATTGCAATGGATGTCAAATTCGATAAAATCAAAAAAATAATAGATCACAATAAAGATGAAAAGGAAGATTAAGTACATTTTCGTTCATTGCACTGCAAGCCGACAGACGTGGTCTGTTGATGCCTTGCTCAAGGAATTCACCAACAAGGGATGGCACTATCCTGGATATCACTGGATTGTGGAAGCTAATGGCAAAGCGACGCAACTCATGACAGAGGATTTGCCATCGAATGGAGTTAAAGGATACAACCATGAGTCTATCAATGTCGCATATATGGGTGGCATCTCACGCTCATGCAAGCCTATTGATAACCGCACGCCTGAGCAGAAGGCTTCGCTCCGCAAGCTTCTCACTGAGTTGAAGCAGAGATATCCAGATGCTAAGATCTTAGGACATCGTGATATATCACCTGACGTTAACCATAACGGCAAGGTGGACATCTGGGAGCGCATCAAGGAGTGTCCATGCTTCGATGCTATACCAGAATATGCTGACATTAAATAAATGAGGAGATGACAGAGAAATTAGAAAAAAAACTGGCAGTTATTCTATCATTCCTGATGGTACTGCTGACGATATTCGCAAGTTTCCTAATCTTTGAAAGCCGTCAGAAGAAAGCGAATGAGGCTTTGAAATTGCAGCTTCACCAGCTTCAGCTGAAGTATTCGCCTATGCAGCGTGATACCATACGAGACTCTGTCAAACTCGTCACACAACAGGTGATGGTCATGGACAGAGGTGAATACAAACTGCTGGCTGCGGACAGGAAACTGCTCGAGGAGCTGAATTTGAAACTTCGGCAAGTTGTCTCTGATCAGAGAGTGTCCATGGTTACATCGGACACTGTGAAGACGAAAAGACTTAATTCTGTCTACTCATATAGTGACGCATGGCTTTCTCTGCGTCTTGATACGGCAGATTCTATCTTGACGTACAGAGCAAGAGACAGCCTTCAATGCATTGTTGCAAGGCAGTTTAAACATAAGTTTCTTTGGTGGAAGTGGGGAACAAAAGGTTATAATGTCAAGGTGCTGAACTTCAACCCACATTCTACAATATTATATAATAGCTATATACAAGTCAGCAAATAATGGCAAGACAGGAAGTATATACAACCATCGTCAAACTCAACTCTGAGGAGGCGAAAAACCGACTCAAGGAGTTGGAGGACAAAGTCGCTCGTCTGAAAAAAGCTAAACAGGATGCTTTTTCGACGGGCGATTCCCGTTTAGGCGCATCACTCGCTAAAGACCTGAAGGCTGCTGAGCGAGAGATGAAGCAATTCAAAAACTCAACAATGAGCGTTAAAGAGACGCTCGATAATCTCTCTGATGCCAGCCTTGGACAGCTTGAGAAGGCTGCACGGCATCTGAAGGGGCAGATGAAGGCTGTCTCTGACCCTGCAGATTATGCTAAGTTAGAAGAGCAGCTCTCTAAAGTCAAAGACCAGATGCTGCATCTGAAGGGGGCTACCAAACAAGCAGAGGCAGAAGCGCAGCGCATGACTGCGACGCTCAATAATCTGCAGCATGCATCCATTGATGATCTCAATTTCACAAGAGCAAAAATTCGCTCTAAGATGAACTCCATTGATCCTTCGTCAGATTCTTATGCTCAGTCTGCGGCCAAGTTGAAGCTCGTTGATGCAGAGCTTGGGCGCATCAGACTATCTGAGCAGAAGGTGGTCACACTCATGCAGCAGTATGACAATGAGATAGACAAGGCTAATGTGGATATCAAGGAGACCAAGCGTCAGATGCAGCTCGTCGATAATACGTTAGCGCATCTCAAGACTTCGTCAGTCCGTGACTTGGAATATTCCATGAAGGTTCTCAACCAGGAGATGAGAGGTCTTGACCGTGGGTCTGAGGCATTCAAGCAGATGCAAATGCAGGCCAAGCAGTTGAAAACAGAGTTGGAGGCTGTTCGTGCTGAAGGACAGGCTCAACAATCATGGATTGGTAGAACTGCTGACTGGTTCAACCGCATGCAGGGGGTCATATTAGGTGCAATAGCTGCCGTTTCTGGATTGACATTCACAGTGAAAAGCTGCGTCGAGAAGTTCGCCTCCATGGATGAGGAGATGACCAATGTCCGCAAATATACAGGACAGACTGCAGATGAGGTGGAGCGTATGAACGAGGACTTCAAGAAAATGGATACACGAACTGCTCGAGAGAAACTCAACCAACTTGCTGGTGATGCAGGTCGATTGGGAATTACGGCAACTTCTCTCGTCGAAGAATTCGTTGATGGTGCTGATAAAATCAATGTCGCATTAGGCGATGACCTTGGCGATGAAGCAGTGTCGCAAATCGGTAAACTTGCTCAAATGTTTGGCGAGGATAAGACAAAAGGTTTGAGAGGTGCCATGTTGGCCACAGGTTCCGCAGTCAATGAGCTGGCTCAGAATTCTTCTGCATCTGCAGGCTATCTCGTTGACTTCACCGCCCGTGTGGCTGGTGTCGGCAAACAGGCAGGATTCACACAGGCGCAGATTATGGGTCTCGCCTCTGTCCTCGACCAGAACATGCAGCAGGATGAGACCGCTGCTACTGCAGTCCAGAACCTTCTTGCCAAGATGTTCCAGGACTCAGCCAAGTTTGCCAAGATCGCAGGACTCAATGTCAAGGAGTTCTCAAAGACATTGAAGGAGGATGCGAATGGAGCACTCCTCCAGTTCCTGGCAGCACTGCGCTCCAAGGGTGGTTTTGCACAACTCGCACCTATGTTTGAGGAAATGAAGATGGATGGATCGAGAGCAACTGGTGTGCTCACTGTCCTCGCAGACAAACTTGATGACATCAAAGTCGCACAGGATCTTGCTACTAAATCATACGCTGAGGGCACATCTATCATCAATGAGTTCAATACTCAGAATGAGAGTGTGCAGGCACAGCTCGACAAGGCAAAAAAGAGATTCCAGGATCTCGCGATAGAGTTAGGACAAAAGCTCTATCCGGCAGCACGTCTGTGTATCTCTTCTGCCAGCTTAACCGTGCATATTCTTTCGTCTATCATTGATTTTGTTGCTAAATACCGAACAACACTCATTACACTCACTGCAACCATCATTGCATTAACAGTTGCAGAGACCGCACACATAGTCAAACTCAAGGCGATTGCTATTTGGCAAAATGTTGTGGTGACAGGTGCAAAGAAATTGTGGGCGATACTTGCAGCACATCCTTATCTTGCTGTTGCTGCAGCTGTCACGACTTTGGTTGCAGTCATCGTCGATTTAAGTCGCAAGACAGACACTGCGGCCAAAGCGCAGGAAGCGCTCAATGATATACGCAAGGAGGCGCAGGAGCAGATCGTCGAGGAGCAGAACAAACTCGAAAATCTCCGCAGAGTCGCAATGGACGAAACGCGCTCCCTTAAAGACAGATATACAGCCATCAATGAGCTTAACAGAATTGTCCCAAATTACAACGCACAGATCGACAAGACCACTGGCAAGTATAAAGAGAACAAGCAAGCACTCGATGACTACATCAATTCCTTGGTTCACCTATATGAAGTACAGGGCGCAAAGGATAAGTTGAAGGAGATTGGCAAGGAGCGCGCCGACTTGGAAATACAAAGGCAGGAGCAAGAGAAAATAATACAGAAAGATGCCGAGGAAGCGAAGTCTGAGGTACATGTCTCTGGGCGAGAGGGAAAGTCCATGGATATGGGAACGGCTTCTCTTCGTAGCAAGCACAAGGCTGATCTTGCCAAGACCAAGGAGGATTTAGCTGCTCTTGACAAAAAGAGAGATGCCATAAAAGATGCTTATGGCGCAGATATACAGAACCAAGAAATCAAGAAAATCAAGAAAGACGATGATGGTGGAGGAGGTGGCTCCAGCACGCATCAAGAGACTGAGAAGGAGCGCAAGGCTCGTGAGAAAGCGGAGAAGAAAGCTGCAGCTGAAGCTCGCAAGCGTGAGGCTGAAGCCAAGCGCAAGCAGAAGCAAGCAGCTGACAGCATCAAAGCTGAGACCAACCAACTGATGGCTGACAATGCCAAAGCTTATGCTGAGGGCAAGAAAACATATCAGCAGTACATCGATGATCGGGAGAAAATCACTATTGCTGGAATTGATAAGTTGAAAGCACTCTATGGTGAGGACAGCAATGAATATCGTCAGCTGCTTGATGACAGAGTCAATGCTGCTAAAAAGCATGACGAGGATATCATCAAAATGCGTGAGAAAGATATAGAACGTGAGCGGTTGGTTCGCGAGGCAAATATCAAAGCACAGTATAATGATGACAGTTCTGCAATATATCAGAATGACATTGCCCTCGATGAAGCTCTCTATCAGAATGAAGTCGATGCAATGAAGAGACGCCTGTCCCTTTACAATGAGGGCAGCGAGGAGTGGCTTGACCTCAAGGCTGAGATGGAGCAGGCATCTCTTGACCATCAGCTTCAGATGCAGGAGTCATATATGAACCAGCTGAAGGAGTTGCGTCAGCAGTTCGGCAAGCAGGATGTTCAAGCACAGGAAACCATGTATCTCAATGGTCTTGATAATCTGTATAAGAAGGGGCTAATTAAGGAGAAAGAATATCAGCAGATGAAGTTGGAGATAACCAAGCAGTTCACTGCCCAGAGAGCGCAGATCGAGGCTGAGGATCATGGAGCAGGCTCTACGCAAGCCAAGATTGACTCAAAGACTTCAGAGATGGTCAATAGCGCAAAGGCTGCAGCCGGGGATGCTCAGTCAACTAATGGCAGTTTCGGAGGCTATTTCGTCGCACAGGTGCAGAACTATCAGAACACCATGGAGAAGTTGAAGGAGCTCTATGGTTCAGATGAGCAGAACCATGCCGCCTACATGCAGGCTAAGGCGCAGGTGACTTCAAACTTCCTCAATGGAATGGTGCAGAGTACACAGGTTGCATACAATGGCATCAACAATATCATGTCAGCCGCATCAGCTTATTCGCAGGCATGCTCAGATCTGGAGCAGGCCAAAATCTCCAAAAACTACGAAAAGCAGATTGCTGCAGCTGGCAATAACTCCAAAAAGAAGAAAAGGCTTGAGGAGAAGCGTGACAAAGAGTTGGCAGCAGCTAAAGCTAAAGCCAACAAGAGAGCGATGAAAATTGAGATAGCTCAGGCTATCGCCTCCACAGCCATGGCTGCCATCAACGCATATTCATCTGCTGCACAAGTTCCTTTCATCGGCTGGACCTTGGCACCAATAGCTGCTGGTATGGCCACTGCTGCAGGTCTGCTGCAGATAGCTACTATCAGAAAACAGCATCAGGCAGAAGCGGCAGGTTACTACTCGGGCGGTTATACAGGAGGCAGGCGATATCGCAGAGAGGCTGGTGTTGTTCACGAAGGAGAGTTCGTTGCCAACCATCAGGCCGTCAACAACTCATCCATTCGTCCTGCTTTCGACCTCATCGACAGAGCGCAGCGCTCTAATACTGTTGGCTCCCTGACAGCTGATGATATCAGCAGAGCTCTCGGTTCTGGTGGCGGTGGAGCAGTCGTCACTCCTGTTGTCAACGTCAGCAATGACAATAGTGAGGTGCGAGAGTCCCTCGATGGTGTGAACAACGCAATCACTATTCTCAACCAGACTCTTGATGACGGATTGGAGATAGTTGTGCCTATCGCTGGCCGTAGCGGACTGCACAGAAAACTGAAAGATTATGAACGATTATTAGATAACAAGTAGT